CGGAGACGTGATTCGCCAGTTGACGGCCATTGACAAAGTTGAAATCGGGGAGGGAGAAGAGCATGCCTGAATGGATCACGCGATATTGGGTGGAGTGGCTGTTCGGCATCGTGGCGGCGCTGGCCGCGGCGAGCTACCGGCGGGTCAGCAGGCACATGCGGCATACGCAAAAAAAGGATCAGGCGCTGGACGACGGGATGCGCGCGCTGCTGCGCGACCGGATCATCAGCGCCTGCGACCACTACTTTGAGAAAGGCTTCGCGCCGGTGTACGCCCGGGAAAACATCACCAGCATGTACGACGCCTATCACAGCCTGGGTGGGGATGGGATCGTGACCGACATGGTCAAGCAGGCCATGGAGCTGCCCTACAAGAAGGGCGGCGAAGCACCTGTGGAGCAATCGCGGGAATCCCGCGCTGCAATCAATACATCAAGGAGGAACGAAGTATGAACATCAACTGGAAAATCCGCTTTCAGAACAAGACCTTTCTGACCGGCCTGATCTCTCTGGTGGTGGTCTTCATCTATGATCTGCTGCAGCTGCTGGAGATCGCGCCCGCCGTGACGCAGAGCGCGGTCATGCAGGTGGCTGAGGGCATCCTCACCATCCTGGGCATGCTGGGCGTGATCGCCGATCCCACCACGGCGGGTCTGTCGGACAGCAAGCAGGCGTTGACGTACACCTCTCCCAAACAGGACTGATACAAACCGTATTCACCGCAGGGCGACGGGCGACCGCCGCCCTTTTTTTATGGGACCAGAGAATGGAGGAACCTATATGTCTGATCGAATCAACACCCCGTTCACCAACGAGCACTTTGTCGCCTTCTGCCTCTCCATGCTCGGCCAGCCTTACTGGTACGGAACGGTTGTGTATAAATGCACCGAAAACCTGCGCTCTCGCAAGGCGAGGCAGTATCCGTCGCATTACGGCTCCAGCCGTACCAGCCGGTACAGGGACGACATTGCGAAAAAGAAGGTCTGCGCGGATTGCGTCGGCCTGATCAAAGGGTACTGCTGGACGGGCGGCGGCAAGGGCGTAGTCGAGAGTATCGGCACGGACAAGACCTTCTCGAGCAAGTACGGCGCCAACAACTGCCCGGATAAGTCGGCCAACAGCATGTTCAGCTATGCCAAAGGCAAAGGCTGCGCCTGGGGCACGATGGACAGCCTGCCGGAGGTTCCCGGCATCGCACTGCGCTCGGACGGGCATGTGGGCGTTTATGTGGGCGGCGGCTACGCCGTGGAGGAGCGCGGCTTCAATTATGGCTGTGTCAAGACGCGGGTGAAGGATCGCAAGTGGACGCACTGGTACTACCTGCCGTTCATTGATTACGGCGAGGGCGGCAGTGTGAAACCGCCGCAGACGGAGTATGCGCTGGGCTCCCGGCTGCTCAGGAAAGGCACGGAAGGCAATGATGTGAAACAGCTGCAGGAATATCTTTTGCGGCTGGGCTACAGCCTGCCGAAGTACGGAGCGGACGGCGACTTTGGCGCGGAGACCGAAGCAGCAGTGCGGGCCTTCCAGGAGGATGAGAGGCTCGAGGTGGATGGCAAGTATGGCGAAAAGAGCCACGCCGCGCTCATGGACGCCATAGAGGCAGAGGACGAGGACACGCCGGAGCAGCCCGCGCAGCCGGAGGATGGCGAAGAAGAAAACGAAGGAGAAAAGCCCGTCGGTACCCACGTGGTCATCGTATCGGATGGCGGCAAGGTCAACATTCGCGTGGGCAACGGCACGCAGTACGGGCGCGTCACCCAGCTCGCGCCGGGCACGACGCTGGACTATGTGGCCACCGCCAGCAACGGCTGGCACGCCGTAGTGGTCAATGCGCGGGTGGGTTGGGTTTCCGGAGAATACAGCAAGGTGATCTGAGCATTTACTGTACGAACAGCACACAGGATTGTTGCGCCGCTGCTTTCATATGAAAGCAGCAGCGCTAAGGGAGGGGCTATGACACAGGAGCAGAAGCGGCACATCCGACAGCTCAGAGCCGCGGGTGAAGGATATAAGCGCATCAGTACCTTGCTCGATATTCCGGTCGGCACCATCAAATCCTTTTGCCGCCGCGACGAGGCGGATGAACCGGCGGTCACGGACTACCGTGCGCCACAGAAGCTGGAAATCACGATTGAAAATGAGAATCCAATATGCCCGCAGTGCGGGACGCCGGTCATCCGCATACCTGGCAGGAAAAAGCGCGTGTTCTGCTCGGAAGCCTGTCGCGTCGCCCACTGGCGCACGCAGGCGCATGCCGACGGAAAACCTGCTCTGTGCGCCGGGTGCGGGAAGCCGCTGTATGGGCATGACCGGCGCAGGAAGTTTTGCAGCCACGCCTGTTACATCCACAGCCGCTTTGGAAAGCAGTGAGGAGGCCGATATGCACGGCACAGAACAACGGATGGGCGCGCCCATGTTGACACATGAGCAGCTTCAACGCGAGCTGACGTATCGCACCTCCATGGCGGTTCTTAGAAACCTGCGCAACGCCGGGCTGGTGACCGGCAGGGAATTCGTCAGATTATCACAGTTTCTCGCGGAAAGATTCTCCCCTGTCTGGGGCGATTTGTATCAAAATCACGGTTGACTCCCGGCCGCAAAAGAGGGATATATGGTCGCGGAAGGAGGTAAGCGCCTTGAAGAAAGAACAGAAGCAACAACCTATGCAGATCCGGCAGGTCAAACCCGACGCGCCCACCCCTCGCCGCAAGCGTGTGGCGGCCTATTGCCGCGTCTCCACGGGAAAGGACGCCATGCTGCATTCCCTCTCCAGGCAGATCAGCCACTACAGCGCCTATATCCAGCGCCAACCCGGCTGGGAATACGCGGGCGTGTACGCCGATGAAGCGTACACCGGCACAAAGGGCGACCGGCCCAGATTCCGGCAGATGCTCTCGGATTGCCGGGCGGGAAAGATCGACCTGATCCTCACCAAGTCCATCAGCCGGTTCGCCCGCAACACGGTGACCATGCTCGAAACGGTGCGCGAGCTGAAGGCGCTGGGCATTGACGTTTATTTTGAGGAGCAGAACATCCACTCCATGAGCGGGGACGGCGAGCTGATGCTCACCATCCTCGCTTCTTTTGCGCAGGAGGAGAGCAAAAGCGTGTCCGACAACTGCAAATGGCGGATACGCAAGGATTTCTCCGAGGGGAAGCCCATGAACCTGATGCTGCTGTATGGCTACCGGTCGGTGGACGGACAGATCGTGATCGACGAGGACGAAGCCGCCGTGGTGCGGGACGTGTTCAGAGCATATCTGGATGGCGCCGGCAGCAGCCGTATCGCGGCAAGGCTTCGGGAGACCAATACACCGCGGCGCCTCGGAGGAACGTGGACGGGCAACCATGTGGTCGAAATGCTGACCAACGAGAAGTATACGGGCGATGCCTTGCTGCAGAAGACCTTTGTGGAAGATCATCTGACCAAGAAACAGCGGCGCAATACGGGTCAGCTGGATCAATATTATGCCGAAAACACGCACTCCGCCATCATCGACCGCGAGACCTTTGAACGCGCGCAGGCGATCCTTGCCCAGCGCCGGGAGATGATCAACATACGCAAGCCCACGACTGTTCGCTATCCTCTGACAGGCAAGGTCGTGTGCGGGAACTGCGGCGCGCATTACAACCGCAGGACGCGCTCCACGGGGCGCAACTCCATCCCGCGCTACACATGGCAGTGCGTGACCTATTCAAGCAAGGGAAAGCGTTACTGCCCCGCGAGCCAGATCCCGGAGGAGACGCTCATCGCCCTGACCTGCGAGGTGCTGGGCGTGGAAAATCTCACGGAAGAAGCAGTGGATGCGCTGGATGAGATTCGCGTGACGGGCAAGGGCTGCCTGCGCTTTGCGCTCCGAGACGGGCGCGTGGAAGAGCGTCAGTGGGCGTGGGAATCACGCGCCAAAGCATGGACGCCGGAGATGCGTCGGAAGGCCAGTGAACAGATGAAACGGAGGTGGCGGCATGACTGAGACGGCGACGGGAGGCACGAGGGTGCGCATGATCCCCGCTACGGTGCGGCGCTGTGCGGTCGCGCGGCCCCTGACGGAGCGACTGCGGGTCGCGGCCTATGCCCGCGTCAGCACCGATGACGAGGAGCAGCAGACCTCCTATGAGGCTCAGGTGGACTACTACACCAAGAAAATCCGTGAGAATCCTGAATGGATTTTTGTGGAGGTGTACGCGGACGAGGGCATCACAGGCACCAGTACCAAGCGGAGAAAGAACTTCAACCGCATGATCGACGACGCCATGGCGGGCATGATCGACCGGATCATCACCAAATCGGTCAGCCGCTTCGCCCGCAACACCGTGGACACCCTGACGACGGTCCGCAAGCTCAAGGAAAAGGGCGTGGGCGTGACCTTCGAGAAGGAAAACATCGATACGCTGGACAGCAAGGGCGAGCTGTTCATCACGATCATGTCGTCCCTTGCGCAGGAGGAGAGCCGCTCCATCTCGGAAAACGTGACCTGGGGCTGGCGCAAGCGCATCGCGGACGGCAAGGTGTCGGTGGCCTACTCCCATTTCCTCGGCTACGAAAAAGGCCCGGACGGCAATATGCAGATCGTGGAGGAAGAGGCCAAAGTCGTGCGCGAGATCTACGCCATGTTTCTGGACGGGAAGACGCCCTCCGGCATTGCGGCCGCTTTGACGAAGCGCAGCGTCCCCACGCCTGCGGGAAAGGCGACGTGGCAGGCCAGCACGGTAAAGTCCATCCTGAGCAACGAGAAGTACAGAGGCGACGCACTGTTGCAAAAGACCTTCACCGTGGACTTCCTGACAAAGAAGGCCAAAGTGAACGAAGGCGAAGCGCCCCAATACTACGTCGAAAACAGCCACCCGGCTATCGTCAGCGCGGAGGTGTTCGAGCTTGTCCAAGCTGAACTGGCAAAGCGCAGGCAGCGGGGCGGGCGCACGAGCGCGGTCACGCCCTTCTCCGGGCGACTCGTCTGTGGGGAATGCGGCGCATACTTCGGCAGCAAGGTCTGGCACAGCACGGACGCTTACCGGAGTGTCATCTACCGCTGCAACCGGAAGTACGAAAAGAAGGGAGCGCCCTGCCCATCTCCTCACGTAAGGGAAGAGGAACTCAGGACAGCCTTTGAGAAGGCGCTGGGGATGCTGCTGGAACGCAGGAGCGAGATCTTCTCCGCATACGAGACGATCATTGCCAATCTGACCGACACGGCGCAGCTGGACCGCGAGCTGGAGCGTGCGCAGGCAAGGCTCGACGAAGCGCATCAGGAAATGGAGCGCATGGCGCGCAGGAATGCCGAGATCGCGCAGGATCAGGAGGAATACAACCGGGCGTTCGACGCGCTTAGCGCAAAGTGCAGTGCCCTGAAGGAAAAGATCGGCGCGCTGAAAGCGCAGCTGGTCGCGAAGGCCGGCAGGAGGCGAAAGCTGGAAGCGTTCATGGCGCAACTGCGGGAGAAGGAGGCTTTGGCTCCCTTTGATGAACGCACCTTCGCAGCGATGGTGGATCACATTGTGGTCTATCCGGGTGAAGCAAAAGGCGCTAAGAAACTGATTTTCCGCTTCCGGGATGGGACGGAGATACCGGTCGACCTGTAAATGAGCACATGAAAACAACCCGCTTGCACAGCCGGGCGCGAAGTGATTCGCCGGGGGCTGGGCAAGCGGGTTGTTTGTATTTTTGGGCAGAGAGCCTCTTGAAGCATCGTGCTTTGATGATGCGCGCAATGTATATCCGAGCATTATCAGCACCTGCCTTTTCAGAGCTATGCAGGGGCTTCGTAGGGGTATTCAAGGGGGTATTCAAGGGGTATTCAAACTGCATACCCCAATGAATACCCCTTTGAATACCCGTACCGTGAAATCGTTACTTGTATCATTTTATGAGTGCAGACACACCAAAGGACACCGATATTGATACAATGTCGGTGTCCTTTCTTGATTGCTTCTTTTGCATTTAAGAATTAAAAAGCATAGATATACTGCTTGTCGGTTTTCGAAAAACCATCTTCAATTAATCACTGCATTCTTTGGAAAAGGAATACTTGTTTTGCCCTTCTTTTATACGTGCAGATGTATCATTTTGACCATCCGAAGCCGGTCAGAGACGGTCATGCTGACCTTTGTAGAAAGCAAAAGGCCCTGTTGGGGGATAGCGCTGTAGTAGGATTCATCCGCTAAAACCTTTGTGGCTGCGTTAACCTTTTGGGCCAGATCTTCCGCCGAATCCACATGGAAAAACATCTGCGCATTCGCATGGCCCACCTGCCTCATATACTTCTTGCGCATCATGGACATACCGCTTTTACTCACGGCGTCAAAGACAACTTCTATCTCTCCAAATTGACGTAGCATTTGGAGCAGCCCTAGGATTTTGGCCTCCTCAAAATAGTGGAACAGTCCGCCGGCGGTGACCAGAATGGGAGCATCAGGCACATCCGTGCGGATTTGCCTGATCCAGTTTTCAGCGAAGGCATCCCCAGCGAGATAGATTTCCCGTTCCGGTTCTGGCAGCAGCTCCCGCCGGTATTTGACAACATTGGGCAGATCCACGGCATACCAGCGTGTCTTCCCATTATCGCTGCGGTAATAGGCTGTTTCAAGCCCGCAGCCTAGCTGAACGATTGCCCCTTCGGGCCTGCGCTCCTGAAACGCATGAATGTAGCGGTCCATATTGGCAGAGCGGGCAGCTGAGGCCAGCAAGGTGTACTGACTCTGACGATCCTGCTTCAACAGGTCAGGCGGCAGCTTCTTTTTTAGTTCCAGCGCCTTTTGATCATATAAGATTTGCGGGAAATGCTCACTGGCATAGATTCTGCCCAGCATGGGGACAAACAGCGTATCTTCTATAATACCCAATTTTGCCATAACTATTCCTCCTGTTTTGCGGGATCGCTTCCTGCCGACGAGCAGATGGGAAAAGCCCGGCATCATCATGACAGCCCGCCGATGGGAATCGAAAGCTCCTTTCGCAATATCGATGTGTCAAATATCCCGACAGCTCATATCACGCAGCTTTTGGACAAAGGCTCCCATATTACGCCGGACAAAGGAAGCCCTTGGTAAGCGGATTAGCATGGACGGCGTGGGAAGATGCTCATCTGTCTGATTTCAGTTTCCACTGCGCACTCTCGTTTTGCAATGCCACCATCCGGCGATAAAGCCCGCCGGCGGCCATCAGCTGCGCGGGAGAACCCTGCTGGGCTACGCGTCCGTTCTCCAGCACCACGATGCGGTCTGCACCCGCCACCGTACGCATCCGATGGGCGATGACCAGCACGGTTTTGCCTGCCAGCAGGCGGGACAGCGCGCTTTGCACCTTCGTCTCGTTTTCCACATCCAGGCTGGCGGTGGCCTCGTCCAGCAGCACGATGGGCGCGTCCTTGAGCAGCGCCCGGGCAATGGAGATACGCTGCCGTTCGCCGCCCGAGAGCTTGACGCCATTTTCACCGATGGGCGTATCGTACCCCTTTGGCAATCTGCGGATAAATTCGTCGCAGTTGGCGGCTTTGGCTGCGACGCGCACCTCTTCATCGGTTGCACCGCGCTTGCCCAGGCGAATGTTCTCCATCACGGTATCGTCAAACAGCACCACATCCTGAAAAACCATGGAGTAGTCGCGCAACAGCACTTCCGGA